AGGCGCAGATGTACAAGGTATTTCTCAAAGTCGGGAGGAAAGCAGGGGTGTAGAAAGAAGTCACAGGGCGCAATATTCTTTCCCTGAATCTGTAGACTCTCAGATCCATTCATCATGCGAAATCCAGTCGCATCAAAGTCTAGCAGAACGACCCGTCCATCGGGTTGCTGATACAGCTCGAAATCGTAGAGCGCGAAGCCGAGAGACCACATTTCACTCCAGAAACAAACAAGCTCTTGAACAAGTGACTCGTTTGTAGGTTGCCAAATCTCTGTTCGTGTATCTACCAATTCCATTTCATAACGAGTTACATCTGTGCTGAGGCGTGGGACACTTAGAGTGGTGTACTTAGGGTTACTCAAAACCGTTTCAGCAAATCCGTGAATGCGCCTCTGAGTAACTGTATCAAGAGTCTTGGATCGCCGCTTTCCAATCTTTACAACACCAAAAGGTGTTTTAAAGATTTTACCGTGGGCTCCCTCGTTGACTTCATCGCCATCCATTGTGGTGAACTACGATACGCCAATTAACACTTCAATTTTCCACACTCAAATGGTAAAGAGCAAACCACCGAAGCCATCGACAACGCGAAGAACATTGTGATTTAATCCATAGACACGAGCCGTGCAATTGCCACGAGGAGGTGTTGTTGTCTGATTCATCGTTAACATAAGAACAAGATTATCAATGCGACTCGCATTCAAAGAACCGCTCGGCTGTAATTCTTCAGGTTTCAACGCGAAACTGTATGTATAAATGAAATCATCGCTGGGAATTACAGTGTGGTGTTGCCATGCTTGGACGAGGCGAAAATATCCAGCGTCCCTTTCTTGAAAGCGATCCATGCCATCCAATTGAAGTATTGCGGCTGCTAGCATATCTGTGCGTCTACCTGTTTCACTAATGGAAAGACTACTGTAATTAAACCATTCATGATAGCTATCCATTATATCACGTTTAATGACCCAGATAAGTTCCCGAAGGGGGTGATTAAATTCTAAACGCAGAGGAACGCTTGTTACACTGGCGGGGACACCAAGAGCAGGTGTATACTGTACCTGTTCAATAAGGTACTCATGGGCTGTGCTTACGAAACGGCGACGCTCCTCAACATCTAAATGTACATAATCACCATATAACATCATCGAAGTAATCTTCGCAGGATTTACAGTTGTCGTATCACAATTAGTGACAAGTTCACCGCTGTAGAAAAGTTGTTGTAGCGGTCTGAGAGTAATATTAATGCGCACAGGGTGATACTGAAGTGCCAAAAGAGGTAAATATAAACCAGGATTCTTATTGAACCAGAACTGGAGCGGAATGTATAGTTTTAGAGGACCGGGCAGTGAGCCTGTAGGGGGGACATAGCCATCCACTTTTCCAATCATGTCATAGAATCCAGACTTCTTTTCTGAAGTGGTCGTGAGGTCTGACCATATTTCCATCCACTCGCCCGTTTGTTTATCAATCTCTTGCTCGCCGATTTCAATACTAATTTCCTGAATGAGAGCATGCCCAATGGAATTTACATAGTTTGTTGCGACCCCGTTAGAAGATAAATAGATAGCAGGTAACGTCACTTCAAGAAATACAGGACCAAGTAAGTCTCCACGTCGAGGAACTAAACAAGAGAGTCGCTTACCGAAATCGGGATCGCCGTCAAAGTACATGGCTTGACTTTCTACAGCAAAATTCGTGTAGCGCCGATAGACCATTTTGAACCAGGTGATTTGAGGATTTCCACTGAGAAATACATCTTGCTTTCCCATTGCGATGAGTTGTAATAAACCACCACCACCTACCATACTAAAAAGAAGACAGATATATGTTTGCGCTTAACACGCACAAAAAGAAGAGTCTATAGAAGAAGATGGATTCCTATATATTAAATAATGGATCGTATGATACAAATCTTTTAATTTTGAGAAGCTTGTTCGCAGTCAATCCTGCTACAAATCTTCCAATCTCAACGGGCTATATCATAGCTACGGACGGTGCGGGTGGGATTAATTGGGTTGATCCGCTTCTATTTGGTGGAATTTCCTTACCAAATCTTGTTAGTACTGTGGGTGGTCTAGGTTCAGCACAGTATGTATCTACATCGTTTCTGAATGTTGCGCTTACAAGCACATCACAGGGGCTAGGGACAATAAATTATGTATCGACTTCCTATTTAAATACAGCGCTCTTCAGTACATCACAAGGTCTCGGTACCCTTCGATATGTTTCAACTTCGTATTTGAATGCGGCGCTCATAAGTACTATTGAAAATCTAGCGATTGCTGGTTATGTTTCATCTACAACACTTGCGCTTACAACAAGTACCGCGAACGCTGCTTTAACATCAACGCACTTTATTTTGGATCGTTCACGATATGTAAGTACTGGTGCGCTTCAAAGTACTGTTGCAGGTATATTAATCAATCCTGCTAATCTTATTGACAATGCGCAGTTGGGTTCTGCCCTCGTAAGCACAACACTTGGTCTTGGAGTTTTTGGCTATATTTCGACCTCTGCATTTCGTTCATCCTTAACTAGCACGGTTCAAGGATTGGGTACTGCTGGCTATGTATCAACAGCTACACTTCGCTCTTCATTAGTAAGTACTGTGCAAGGACTCGGATCAGCTGGATTTGTTTCCACAGGATACCTTTTCGCCTATGTTGGAACATCTTTAGCAAATGCGGCTACAAACTATGATTATGTATCAACACCTACTGTTGGGTTTCTTCTTCAGAGCACAATCAATGGTTTGAATACACTTGGCTATATATCCTCAGGTACTCTAGATCTAGCCTTAACAAGTACATCGATTGGACTGGGAAGTTTATCCTATGTATCGTCATTTGCTCTTGAAAGTACAACTGCATATTTTCTAGATGAGTCGCGATATGTAAGTACAGGTGCGCTCACAAGTAGTGTAGAGGGCATTTTATTAGCAACAACGACAGGTCTAACAGTAGGTGCTTTGAATGCTGCACTCGTGTCTACAGTGGCTGATCTGGGTACGCGTAGAGATAACAGATTCATTTCAACTCTTTCTCTTACATCAACTGTTCGAGGTCTGGCATCAGGAGGTGATACTGGGTATGTATCCTCATTAACTCTTCAAAGCACGGTCCAGCGACTCGCGGCATTGATTAATGCTGGTACAAATGTAACATTTGATGCTGCAAATAATGTAACTGTAATTGGAGGGAATATAAATATTGCGTCTATGGGTGGTAGTATCATATACTTAAGTACATTTTTACAGTCGTCAGTTACATACAGAGGAACGAATGGACACACATTTCCTTATACGTTTGGGGATACAAACATGTTATTTTCAACGTGTGTTGTACCGTTTAATTCAATGTCTAGCTTTACAAATTCAGCAAGTCGGATCTATCTTGATATTTTTCCAACATTCGTATTTGCCCAGAACGGAGTAAGTCCTAATTCATCAAAGACTCTTATTTTACCGATCAGCACATTTATACAATATGGTTCATTAACAGCAAATGTACAAAGTTCAAATCTATTACCTTATGTGAATACATCCTATTTGGTGGCAAATACAGTTACAACTGGTTTTTCTAATTATTTTCAACAACAGATAAAACTTCAGATCCCTGGATCTTTAATTGCTGGAAACTGGGCTAGTAACTATATATTATATCATTATATGCCTGATTCAATTAGTTTCGGAGCAAGTGCTGGTCTAAGAAATAGTACAATGACAATCCAGTTCAGTTCCACCAATTCAGTTTTTATTTCGGTTCAAAATCTACCATAAATGAATCTCACAGACTAGAAGAGAATGGCGTCAAGCCGCAGAACATATGACACAGATTTCATTACTTTACGTACAGTTTACGCAAAGAATGCAGATAATTCATTGATACCAGCACTTCGCGCACTCACAGCCAATGGTTTAGGTGGCACAACTTGGTTACAACCGTCGTCATTCGGTACAAATCCTTCTTTTAATCAAATTATTACGACAGGAGGCACATATACGGCTGACTTGTCATTTAATACCTTTCGGCTCTTTGCGGGAGATGGTGTGGGCATGGCAAATGGAGATCCAGGTTCAAACCAGACGTTTATT